CTATGCCGTCAGCGTCGCCCCCTGCTGGTACTCGTACTCGTAGGAGACCACTGCCTTGCCGGCCGCATCGGCGCCGGTCTTCACCTCGACCGCCTGGAGGCTGTCCACGTTGGCGCCGATGTTCACCGATGCGGTATAGCCCGCCGTGTTGGTGGAAAGGGCGATAGACCCCACGGAAGCCGTGCCGACATAAACATCGAGCTTGTGCGTGGTCGCCGTGCCAGCCGTGGTCACCCTGGCATGCACCGCCTTCAGCTTCGTGGCGGCGAAGGCGTGGAACTTGCCGTATACCGTGGTGGCCGCCCCGCCTACCTCACCGGCACAATGGTCCCGGTTGATGTTGTAATCAGGGTCGGTGTAGTTCATCTTCTTTGTTGCCATTGTTCACCTCTGCTTTCAGGGCGGGGTTTCCCCCGCCCGGTTGAGAGTCATCGTCAACTACGCCTGGGAATCCCACTTGACGATTCGGGCGTCCACCGCCCGAATCTGGGTCAGGGCAAACCCTTCCAGGCCGTACCAGGCAAAGCCCTTGTCGCGACCGTAATCCCCCGGAATCTTCCCGCGGATCTCCTCGGGTATCGCAATGCCCTCGGCCACGGTGTCCGCCCCGAAGAAGAACGCCCAGTCGGATTTGCTGTTGGTCCAGTTCGCCTTGTCAATCTGGGTCTGCTGCGCGAACCGGCACCCCTCGTAGCGGCCGATTTCCCCGTGGACGATCCTGCCGAAGCCCTCGGTGGTGTACTGGTACACGGATTCCAGGTCGTCCTTGATGGGACGCAGGGTGGTGGGCCTGGCCAGCGCCATGTAGTCGTCGGCGATGTAGCCGGGGATGTTGCGCTCGGCCATCAGGTCGACGATGGATTTCACGTGGTCCTTGCCCAGCTCGATGTTGTTGGTCCCGGTCACGGTGCCGTTGGTGTAGAGGGTAACGGCCCGGGTGTCGGTGCCACCGGTCGGCAGCACCCGGAGGAGCGCCTTGTCGAACTCCGCATGTGCCTCGGTATCGTAGGCCTCGGCAGCGTCGTTTTTCAGCGACTGCTTGATGATCTCGGTAATGGGCTGTTCGGACAGGTTGTCCAGCAATCCGGTGTACGGAACCGAGTTGCCGAATTCCGAGATCGTCATGGTCCCCTGGGTGATGGTGAAGTTGGTCTGCGGAATGGTGTTGGTTTCCGTCAGCTTCCCGCCCCGGGTGATGAGCTTGGAGATGACATTCCAGTGGAAGGTCTGCCCCTTGTGGAGTCCTACGGCGCCTTCCTTGATGTCGCAGAACTGGCGAAACTTCTGCAGCGGTTTGGACTCCGTGCGCAGTTTCTTGGAAAGATTGGGGGAGAACATATAGCCCCCCAGGGTATTGGTCAACCAGACTTGTCCGGCCATTTCAATGCTCCTTTTCTACGTCTACGCCTGGCCGCGTTCCTTCTTCATCTCGGCGATGGTGGCCTGGGGGCTGTAGTCGTCCCCAGGGCCTCCACCAGCTGTCCGGCCGCCGGCCGGCGTGATCGTGTCTAATGATTGTTTGCGTTGCAGTTTCTCTCTCAGGGGGTCGGGAGCGGCAGTGCCGGTCTTTGCGGCAAGCCACTCACGGGTTTCCCTTCCCGCGTCCGCCATGGCCTCGGTGATGGACATTCCCTCGTTCACCTTGGCGAAGTAGCGCTTGTTGGCCATGTCGAGAAGAAACGGGTCCTCGAAGATTTCCTGGTAATCCTTCTTAAACGCCTCGCTCGCGGCGTTGTGCTCCTGCGCAGTATCACGTTCGGTAAGCCGCTGGTTCACCACTCTGTCGATGTCATCCTGTGACAGCGCAGCCCCCTCCGCGCCGCCAACGGCTTTTTTCAGCAGGTTGCGGATAGGGTCCCTGTCGCCCTCCAGCCACGCATCCAGCGCGGCGTCAAGGGCCTCGTCATCGCCAGTTACGGCGTTGTCATCCAGGTCAGCCGTCTGCAGCTTCAGCTGTACTTCCCTGTCGGCGATTTCCCGCTCGCGCTGCTCCACGTCCTTCAGGCGGTCCGAAGCCTCACGCAGACGCTGCGTGGCGGTTGCGTCCTTCTGGTAGCCTTTCACTACCTCGGCCAGGGGCAGGTCCCGCTCTTCCCCATCCACAATCACCTTCACCATCTCGGTGGTGGCTGCCGCAGCACCATGCGGTTCCTCGCGACGCCCCCCTGGGGTAGGCGCTTCACCGCCGGCCTGCGCATCGAATGCTGCCTGCTCCTCTTCCATCCTTTCAATGTTTGCCTGCTCGATGCGGGCAATGGCTTCCTCGCGGGGGTCAGGCGCGCCTTCGGCGTCCAGGCCCGCTTCCTTCCCTGCAGTTACCTCGGATGCGTCCTTGCGGATAGGATCCGTAACTTCAGTTTTCATCTGCTACTCCTTTGGATTTAGTGTGTCGTCGGCGTACTGGCCGAACGAGATGATTTCCTTTATATAGCCGAGAGCGCGAAGCGGTATCTTCACCTCGTTCTGCAGCTGCCGTATCAGCTTGGGGTCTTCCGGGTCCGCCTCGACCAGCTTCTGCAGGGCGTCCTTGTGGTCCTCATCCACCCGCTTCAGCAGGTCCCGGCCAAAGTAGGAACCGAGAAACGCCTCCGCCTCCAGGCCGCACTGCACCGCATTCATCAGTTCCCGCTCTTCGGGCGAGAAAACAGGTCTCTGCTCATCGCTCATAGGTCACTCCATCAGCTTCCGGGGTTTCAATCCCGGTCATCATCCCTTGGTCGGCCTCCATCGGCCTGGGAGGAAACATCGGGCTGGTATTATCGCGGCCGTCCGGTACGGGCTCCGCCGCAGCGGCCCCCGCAATCGTCGGGTAAATGGGCGGGACATCCTGGTCCTCAAAGCCGGCGGAGCGGGCAATCGCGTCCGCAGCCGGGGCCAGCACCGTGGCAGACGCCGAAACCTGCGCCGTCTGCATGGAACTGTAGAGTGTCTCTACCCGCTTCAGCACCGCCTCTACCCGCTTCACGGCGCTGGTGTCCCTGATCTGCTCGATTTCCGCCTTGAGCTTGTCGATGGTAAGCCGCTGTATCTCCGCCTCGGCCCCGTTCCCAACCTCCTTCTTCATATCGAAGAACCTGGCCCCGTCGCGATAGCCAAGCTTGCCGAACAGCTCCTTCACGACCTCCTCATCCTTCAGGCGTTCCATCAGGCCCGGCCGGAACTTCGACAGGGACGAGAGACCGTACACGAACCTTTCCACCTGCACCTGGGGGTTGGTGTTGTTCATCCCCACCGCGGCGGTCATATAGACTTCCTGGTCCAGCACCTGCTGGATGTTCTCGCCGGTCATCTCCTCCTGACCGAGGCCCGCCGCGGCCATGGCATTGGTCAGCAGGGTCGTGTCGGTCTCGTAGTGCCGCTCCATCTCCAGGAACAGCTGCAGGAACGGCTCGATGAAGGTCTCGGTGTAGGTCCGCAGCTGGTACTCGCCGACCAGATTCGCGCTGGTGGATAGGAGATTCATTCCACCCACGGTCTCGTTGAGCTTGCGGTTGTTGGCCACGCTGGAACCGGAGAACCCGCCCACCAGGTCGTCAAACGCCACATCCAGCCGGTCCTGCTCGGCATAGCTGGAACTGGTGATATCGTTGGTATCAATCACCTTGATGTCGTTGTGGTCGCTGACAAGGGTTACGCTGCCGGCGGTGTTGCGGGTGATGGAGCGCAGGTCCACCTGCTTGTTGCGCAGCACCTGGTAGCGCTTATTCAGGACCAGCTTGATGTTCTCCAGGCGCTGGTTCGCCAGGTCGTTGATTTCGTTCTGCTGGTCCCTGGTGATGTCGCAGAGGGAGGATTTATAGACCTTGTGCGCCTCGATGATGCAATGGCCGAGCACCCACGGCCGCTGGCCGTGGAAATAACGGGCCTTGATTGGCGCCGGTTCGGTCAGCAGGTGCTCCGTGCCCATGGTGTAGTAGATGAGGTCCTGGCCGTCGTGCTCCATCACCACCTCATGCACCCACACGATGGTAAAATCGTTGATGGCCGTGGAATTTTCCTTACTGTCGGCCTTCCCCTCGCGCACCATCCTGGTAGAGTCGTAGCCGCCGCTCCGCGCCGACAGCATCTGCTGTTCGGTGAGGGGCTTCCATTTGCCATCGCGCATCTTCGCCTTCACGTCCTTCACGTACATCGGTACGAGCTCGATGACGAACGGGCTGGAATTAATCGGGTCGGTCCAGTCGGCGCCAGGGTCGAGGCGAAGGTTTTCCGAAGGTATCAGCCTGGCCACGGGCCGGTCGATGTCCTTCTTCGGCTTGTGCTCCCAGTCCCATTTGCCGGCCACCGTACCGCTGCTCATGGCCTCCTGGTACCCGGCACAGGCAATCAGGAACCACGGCACAGACCTGTTGCGGCTGTTCCTCGCCAGTCTGCGCTGGAGCAGGTACTTGTACGCCTCCACCGCTGCCGCCTGCAGCACGTCGTCATCGTTGTCCGGGCGGATGTTCACCACATCCTCGGTGGAGAAAAACGCCATGGCGGCGCTCGCTTCATGCTTCCGGATCGCCGTGCGGGTCTTGGGCCGGAACGTCTTGGACTTGAGTTTGTACGCCTCAGAGAGGTACTTGCTCCCCGTTGCGTGCCGCCCCTGGAACTGGCGTATTCCCTGCTCTATCGCCGGCCGCACGTAGGCGTCGAAATATGTCGTACTCCCGCTGTAGGCGATCTTCGCCAGGTCGAGCCAATACTTGTCAGTCCTGGCATCGTCTTGGCCTTCCCGCTCCACGGGCTGGTCGTTCACTATCGGTTCGGTCGTCATCACGGCGTCCATTGCGCATCCGCCTCCACGACAGGCAGCCCGTCAACCTGCGTCACGATGTGGTCAACAATCTCCTGGTCCGCCTTCTCGCGCGACAGCCGGTAACGCTCCAGGAACTCTCCAACCATCAGCACCAGCAGCTTCATGTCCGGGTCGTGGATGAACTGCTTGAGCGGTCCGCGTACCCCGTAGTTGCCGGAGAACTCGGTATACACCCACGCCATGCCGGCATTGATGTCCACAATCACGTGCCACTCGTAGCCGGGAAAGTGCTTTGCCAGGATGGCGATAATCTTCGCCGCCTCCGCCGTCTCCCGCTGCTTCAGCGGATTGAAATTGCTCTGGTCGAATCCTAACGCCATCCGTCCACTCCTTTACTCTGTCTCCGGGTCGCACTCCCGCTGAACCAGTTGTGCCTTTTCCCTGTCCGACAGCCACAACCACTGTTCCTCGCTGTACGCGACCCTCACCGCTTCGGGCAAGGCGGCGTACCCGGCGTTGACCTCGTGTTCACTCTCCGTAGGGGTCGGCAGGTCGAACAAACTTGCGTCCATTGGAGAATTCATAGGCCGTCTCCTCCGTGTCAGTCACTTTGGGGTCGATTTCCTCGACGATATCGCTCCACAACCGTTCCGATTTCGGGATGTCCGTCATGGTTATCTCCCCACATTGGTACTGACAGCATCCAGGATGTCTGCAAGTTGATTCGCCAGCGTATCGGATACAATGAGGAAGCGGCTACCTTCCGGCACATCCATGTCCGCCCCTTGCCGCGGAGCTTCCCGGAGATTTGCTGCAATCTCTTTTAACTGCCCAGCGGTGACTTCTGCCGCCATCACTCCACCTCCGGCTCCAGCATCGCTTCCATCGCCTGGTCGTAGACAACCGGCGGCTGATAGTCCATGTCGTAGATCCTCGAAACCGCGTCAATCAGGTCGTCCGGGAAATTGGGCGACGGGAAATTGACAAACTCGTTCACGAACTTCTTGTTCAGGCCGTAGAGGTTCCCCTCGTGGTCCCGCTGTTTCGGCGGGGTGAGTATCCGGTAGGGTTCGCCTCGCTGCCTCATCTCCGCCTGTTTTGCCGATTCGGCCGGCACCCACTTGCCCGGCTCCACCTCTTTCATCACAATCGCGGCCAGGTAGAACCGGCCCTGCAGGAAATCCGGCACCAGACGCTGCACCCGGTCCGGCTTGCTCTGGCCGCTGTCCTTGGCCCAGTTCAGTTCGCGGATATCGAAGACATCCTTGTCGATGTCCATCTGCTCCTGGAAATACTCAATGTCCGACTGCATCCCGTACTTCTCATACCCTACGAAAACCCCCTGGACTCCCTGCGCCCCGCGCCACTTGCGCCGCATGCCCCGCACCGCCAGCCAGCGCTCGCGCAGGTTCATCTTGTGGCAGAAACCATCCAGCAGGTACTTGTTGCGGGCGTAGTCGACGCCGATAACCGCAATCGCGGTATTGTCGCTCGTCTTCTTCTTGGAGCTGGCCGGGTCGCACACGATATACACGTTCAGGGTTGCGGGCCGGATTTCGGTGAACTTCAGCCACTTTTCCATAAACATGCCGTCCAGCCGCTTGCGGACCTTCCAGTTACCCTCCAGCAGCCGTTCCCGCTGCACCGAATCCAGCGCCATCAGGTTCGCCAGGTAGCCCGGGTCTACCTCCATCAGCTTCTTATTGTCATAGATCGAGGCCGCGATGAACGTTACCGACTTCGGCATCACCTGCGGACCGTATTTGTCGGTCAATTCCTCGGCACTGTCCGCCCACACCAGTTCATCATTGATGCGTATGAACCAGCGCAACTTGCCGGAGCGTTCCGGAATCGGGAAACCGGTCTCCTGGTTAATCCACCAGGCGATGAATTCCGCCACCCAACTGTCGGCATCAGGGTTGGTGGTGGCCCGCACATACGGCCGGACGCCGCACATGGAACGATTTCTTGACAGCATGTAAAAGAACTGTTGCTCACTGAAGTGTGTCAGCTCATCGAAACAGATGAGCGGAATCTGCGACCCCTGCCAGTTGAGAACCGTATGCTCGTGTTCCAGGTGGCCGAACTTGACAGTTCCACCATCCGGAAAATCCCACTGCAACACGTGGGAGAGCGGCACACCGTTGGCAGACGGATAAATCTTAATGCTCTCATCCCACAAACCGCCGGGGTTCTTCACCTGCACAGCATTGCGTCGAAAAAAGACGGCCGTGAACTCCGAATTGCTTGTGGCATGCCTCAGCGGTTCAATCAGCAGCGCCCAGCTTTTTCCACCACCGGCAGCCCCTCCGTAAATGGCAATATCCGCAGGCGATGACAGGAACGTCTCCTGCGGCCCGGTTTGAGGCCTAATCTCTACCATTGGACGGTATGTAGATCGTCACGGTCTCCTTTGTCTGGATTGGTCCTCCATCCTTGCCCGTGACCTCGGTCCGTTCCTTGTGCATGCCGGTAATCCTGGCCAGCTCCACCGCCGACTGATGCCGGGTCGGCACCTTCAGCAGGGTCCGCACCCCGTCCTTCGAATTCACCTGCTCGAACTCCAGAATCGACCTGGCCTCCGTGTCCAGCTCCTCAAGCGATTTCGCATCATTCACCTTCTGCAACAGCGCGATCCGGTCCACCGTCATCACCGACCGGTGATACCCCATCACCAGCGCCTTTGCCTCGCGGCCTATCTCCTCCTGTATCTCGGCAATTCGGGCGGAAATGCTGGGTTTTGCCAGGAGTTTCGCCGACTCAGAGCGCGCGGTCCCGTAGGTGGATTTCGGTTTCACCGCCTGGTAGGCCCGCACGGCAACGCCCAGTTCCACGTACTTCCAACAGAACCGCTCTTCCCACGGCTTCAGCGCAGCGGACGCGGAGTCGTACCCCAGTTCTCCGGCCATAGTCGGCAGTACCGTTTGCCCTGGAACGCTTGTCTGTTTATCCACATCCACCACAACACTCTCCCTCAACGAAAAAACCCGCACCACGGCCGTAAAAACAGCCACATGATGCGGGTTCAAAAGCTCCCCTGCGGGTTAATGAACTAACCGCCCTACCTTATCTTCTCAGTCCTTGTCAAAGCGGTAATGCCGCCCTGGTTGCAATCAATCACCAGTTGACCGGTGAAACCGGGCTCCATCACGCCCAGCGCCCGCAACTGCTCCAACATCTTCGCTTTCCATTCAGGGTCTACTGTCAACATCCGACCATCCGACCATAGGATTTTAACCATTACCACCTTAATACATCAACGCCCCCAAATGTTCAACATATTTTTGAACATCTGATATCGGGCGCTAATCCCACGTCAATTCCCCCTTCATCGCGTCCAAGCCACACACCGCATGCCTGATAAACCGGACCACGAAGCCTGGCCTCATCCATGCTCTCACCCCCTGAAAAAAATCACACAACCCTCTGAAGATTTGCCCGGCGGTAGCTCTGCCAGGTAAAAGCCAGCAACCTGCTGTTGCCCTCATAAAACCTGTCCACAACCCGCTCCCCGATTACCTCCGTCAACTGCTTGATCGTCAGATTGCTTATCAGGACCGTAGGCCTCAACGCCTCGTAGCGGTCGTTCACAATCTCCGTCAAAACCAACTGTTCGGTCGTGCTCTCGAACTGCACGCCCACCTCGTCGATTATCAACAGGTCCGGGACCGTAAATGACCTGATAACTTCCTCCTCCGTGCCCTCCCTGGTTCGCCAGCTATCCATCACCCGGCGCACCAGCTTCATCACCGTCGTATGCAGGCACGAAAACCCTTGCCTCATCACCTCCTGGCCCACAATCGCGGCCAGCATGTTCTTGCCGGTGCCGCATCGGCCCAGCAGCACCAGAAAGCCCCCTCCCCGCGGATCGAAAGACTTCGCCCAGCGCTCGCACTCCGCCTTGACCTTCGCCGCATCCGCGCATACTGGCCGGTAGTCCTCGAAGGTCATCCCCTCAAACCGGACGCCGATGTTCGACGCCTTGAGAAACCCGGCAATCTGGCGCCCTTTCCTGTCCCTCTCCACGGCCTCCCGTTCCTGCCGGAGCAGCTCGGCTCGCGCCGTCGCCCGTTTCGCCGAACATTCCGGGCACACCACGGAAGCGGGCCTTATCGCAGCCAGCGCCGCCGGGGTTTTCCCGGAAAACAAACCGCCGCAGTCCAGGCAACGCAGTTCACGTTCCTCCAGTGCCCAGCCAGTCGGCGTCAGCGGGGCATGGCGGCCTGATTCCCTTCGCTTTTCCTCCAGCCTTGATTGCGCCTTTCGCAGATCCTCGTCCGTCATCGTCACCCCTCCCCTCCAGGCGTTTTTTCACCCAGTTGAGCTGTGTCTTTCCCGAACACCCGGCAGCCTCGAACGCCTCCCGGATGCGTTCCGGAGGGTAGAGGCGGCAGATATCCTGCAAAATCGACGTCTGGCCCGGCGAGTCCATCAACTGGCCGAGGTATTTCCGCACCAGGGCGCGGCATTCCGAAACCGGCATGTTCCGGACTTCCGCGGCGGCGGCAACCTCCGGCCCTGGTGGCGGCGTTTCGCTGTCAGTTCTGACCGACGCTGGTTCTACTGCTGCTGCTTTTTCTTCTTCTCTTTTTTCTTCTTCTCTTCTCTTATCTTCTCTGTCGTGACTTGCCGTGACAGTCCGTGACATATCGTGACATCCGGCTTGAAGTTGTGACAAAAGGGCTTTCAGTTCATCAACATCCGCCCGGATTTTGTCACGTTCCCGTTGCTCCCGTTTCCGTCTTGCCGCCGTGGGGTCCTCATTCTTCGGTTGCCGTTTCTCCCAGTTTTTCAGCCGCCCAGACGCGATGACATCCTTCTCTTCCAGCGCTCGATAAACCCGCTCCACCTCATCAGGTTCAATTTCCAGGCAGGCCGCGTTCTCCTCAAAATCATAACCATCAAGACTTCCACGGTCTTGCCTTGTGGCCGCATGCTCAATGATAGACTGCCACACCCCCAGGACAATTACTCGCGGAACCTGGGCTTTTCTAGCTACCACGGTGAACTTTTTATCGTCCAGCGTGCCGGTATACCATCGGAACCACTCGAAATACATCAGAGCCTCCTAAAACGTCACCACAAACGTCAACGCGGCATCCGCTGCCCAATACACTACCTTTTGCCACTCATGCAGACCCTGACAGGCGTAGGCGGCAGCCGCCAGCACATCCAGAATAATCAGGAGCGTCGGGAAAACCTTAGTGCTCATCATAATATCCCCGTCTCCGGCAACCCACAGTCACCCTGGCATACGCGCCATAACTGTCCGCCCCGTGCCGTTCCCTGGCGATGTGCAGCGCCGTATCCGCCGACTGCTGCACATCCACCAGCTCATCGGCCACATGGTTCCAGTCCCCCGATAGCCAGGCCTGCAGCATCGCGCCGCCCACTTCCAGGACCTCCGACAACAAATGCAGCCATTGACGTATGATATTGTTTCTGGTAGCAAATACAGTTCGTGGGAAAAGCAAATCAAAACCTCCAGTATTACTTGAACAATTCGAGTTGATTTTTTGTTGGTTCAACCATGACCAGCCCCCAGCTTTCGATCGTTTCCATGGTTCCCCGCCTGTCGTAGTCCCGGCTCTGCCATGACCAGTGGCCGGGGGAATCCATTGTGTAGAGCTGGAGGACGTATTGCCTGACCGGCCAGGACGATTTCATCCAGGGTCCAAATTGCGTCACCGTTTCTATCTCCCGGACCCGGAAGCGGACCCTGGGGTCTGCTGGCGGCGGAGGTTGCAGTATGTCTCCTGGGTAGAGTTGCAAACGGATTCTCCTTTGATTGGCATGCTATAAATGTCCCAAATGGGATGTTGAGCTGGGGCCGTTCAAGAATATTGTTGGGATAATCAAAAAATGACAGAATCACATTTACCCCCAATCCGCAAAACTGGTGGTTTGAAATGGTATAACAGTTTATAATCCTTCGC